TACAATGAAAAAGGCGAAGGTTTTGGAGCACAAGTTGAATTCACGGTCAAAAATGCCGTAAACGGTGAGCGCTCCGTTTCAGGGACTATTATTTCAAATGATAGAGTTTTATCTGGAATCGATAGGGGCTGGAAGTTTGAGCTTGACGGTGAATTTTATACTATCGTTTATGCGAAACCTCAAGACCAAGGGCAAAATCTTTCCGTTTCCTTCGACGCCGTTCACCAATTCTTTTACGACTTCGGGCACTCGAACTGTTATACCGAATTCAACGGATCACATCGTTTTGAAGTCTATATCGAGGCCATTTTCAAAAATAGCGGTTATCAATACCAGATTGAACCAAGCGTGAGAGTAAACTCTATCCGAAAAGAAAACTTTGGAAATGCCAAGCGTTTAGAAATGTTTAAGGACATCATCAAGGCAGCCGGGCTCGAGTTTTTAGTTTCCGGAAAAGTCGTTTTAATTACTAAAAAAATCGGCTCTGACTTATCGACAGTCGTCCGAAAAAATTTCAATATGAATGAATTAGTGATTGAAAAGAATATCAACAAATTCATTACATATAAACGCGGGCTCGGTGCATGGAAGGATGAAGAAGACCATAGTAAGGGGCGATATACATCCGAATATGAAAGTCCACTCGCTAGTATCTACGGACGTATCGAAGGCGAACCGGTGACAGACGAACGGTATAAAGATACCGGAAAATTGTTAGAACGTTTGAAGTTTGAAGTTGATAACTCATACTCGATATCAGTTCAGCTTGACATGGAAGACTTAACACGGGCCGGATATCAATACACGCAACCGCGAGCCGGTGATTATATTATGGCTATTAACGAAACGATAGGCTTCCGCGAAAAAATTCGGATCGTTTCGTTTGAAAGCTCGTATGACGTCACGGGACGCTTGATTAACCATAAAGTCACTTGTAACGATATCGGAAACGTTCAAAAACAAATAAGCTCTGAAAGTTCAATTCTTCGCAGCGTGGGGCAAAATAAAGAATACGCAGAAAGTGCTCTGGCAGTCGCTACAAAAGCTCTTGCAAGCGCAGACGGAAAGAACACGGTTTATTATGGTGCAACCAAACCAAAAGATGAACCAATCGGGACAATCCGTCGTGGTGATATTCTTTACTTGACCGCGGGCGAAGAAACAGAAATGTATATCTGGAACGGTTCAGAGTGGGAGCTTAGAAAGTTAAAATTTGATACGGCAGAGCTTGAAAAAGAATTCGATAAAGTCAAGAAAGCGACAGAACAAGCAAGCAACGAAGCTAAAGCCAAAGCAGAAGAAGCCTTGAAAAAGGCTGGAGCAAGCGCTGACTTAGCATATAAAGCGAAGGGCCTTAGCGACCAAATTTTAGGCGACATGAACACCTTTAAAAGTGATTATCGTGCTGACTTGAACGGTATCAACCTAAGAATCAATCAGACGACAGCGAACAACATTCAGATGTTCAGCACATTTACAAGCGATATCAACGGGCGCATGGCTCAAATGTCAAGCAAAGTTGACGGAAAAGTAAATCAAGCAGATTTTCAAAGTGTCAAAGAAACGGCTCAACTTTATGAGCGCATTTTGGGTGGTGCTGAAAGCGACATATCAAATAACGTTTCACGATTAGTTATGAGTAACCAAGTGTTTCAGACTGAAGTTGGGAAGTACGTTACTGATGATAATAACTTGATTGTCAATTCTATGACGCTGGATAAGCATTCAATCGTAAATGCTCGTGATGGTGTCTATATTTCAGTTAATGACGGTATATTCACTGTCAAGGCTCAAGGTTTGCCTAGATACAATTTCAGCGGATTTACACTTCCGATTTATGTTAAAAAAATTTATCGTGGCGAAACTTACACGCTCGGTTTCAAGTATAGAATCCGTGAGAAAGTGGATACAAACTTTGTTTTCGTGGTAAAAAACCACATTAACAATAAAGCTTTATTATCCGCTGACATCGCAAAACCACAAAACGAGGCTGGTGTGGAGTGGTGGGAATTCCAGAAAACCTTCACGGTTCAAGAAGACTTCGCTTTTGGAGAAGACCCGCAAGGGCGCTATCCATTTTATATTTATATCGCTAAAAATGGTTGGATTGAGTTCAAAGAACCCATATTGGTCCGTGGTTCACGCACTGGACCATACAAACCAAGTCAATTCGATGATGCGTACAAGATGACTGAAGCCACACGAACACAAGTCACACAGCTTTCTAATTCGTGGGCAGTCAAGGCTTTAAATAGCGCCGGCGATATTCTCGGACAATTAAATCTAAACAAAGACGGTTCTATCCGCATTAACGATGCCCTCGTTGCCGTGGGAGATAAAACCTACATTAAAGACGGCGTGATTAAAAAATCAATGATTGGTAACGCTCAAATCGGCACGGCGCATATTGGTGAAATTGATGCAAGTCAAGCTAGACTTATCAACGTATCGGCGAAGAACATTGTCGCAGAGGGTTTGACGGCGAACATTATCCGAGGTGGAAAACTATCGTCTCTAAACGGTCAATCAAATTTTGATTTGCAGACTGGATGGCTTGAAATGAACCAAGCCGGCATTGGTATCAAAAATCAATTTGCTGGGCGACCTATCCAATATCTTGTTTTCGGACAAGGGTCGCTTCATGGTAAAAATGGTTCATATACCGCTTTAATGTCGAACTCTAACAACAAAGTAGCAATGGACGACGGTTCAGCGGGTATTCAGATTTGGAATACAAACGACAATACGAGTGCAGTCAATATTTATGGCGACATGATTGACTTCATGTATAATGCGAACGATCCACGGTCAATCCATTTTGACACGATTAAAAACGAAATTTCAAACCTTGAAACCATTTGGATAAAAGGAAAATCACTTGAAATTATTTTGAATGATATTTTTTGGAATTTTCGAGTATTATTCGACGGTGGAGCAAATCTTCCTTACGGCGTTTATAAATATTGGAACGGAGACAAATAGAAAGGCAAACAATGAACACAGCAGACAAAGTGATTAACGACTTAGCAATTCAACTTGCTAACAAAGTTATTGAATGCGCAAATTACAAGGCTTTATATGAAGAAGCACAAACACAACTTCAACAACTACAAGCAGAAGCAGAAAAAACAGAAAAAGAGGAAAACTAATATATGACATTTAAAGTAGTAAATAAATACTTGCAAGAAAGCGGCAGAACTTTCGTTGCTATCCGACAAGAAGCACCATATACGGCCTTTGACCGTGTATTGATTGGTGACCGTGTGAACGAAACAGACGAGGTTCTTATCCAAGCGGTACTCGGTCAAGTCGCTACTGAATTAAATCCGGCAGACGGTGTGAAGAAACTTCAAGAAGACTTGCAAACGCAAGCGCAAGAATACGAGGCGAAACTCGAACAGAAAGACGCAAAAATCGCAGAAGTGAAAGCCGTCGCAGATTGGGCAGTATTGGTTCGTGTAACGGATGTAGACAATCCACTAGATCCGACATTATTCAAACGTGGTCTTGAATTGGTTGATCTTGGGCAAACTGGTAAGACTTACCAACCGCAAGAAATTTTTGTGTTGGAGAACCCTGGTCATGTCGAGAAATTCCAAGAAGGGAAACGGGTCATGGTTCAAGTCAACGAGCCATTTACTTATCAAGGACAAACGCTCGAACAACTCGCAAGCCTTGAGCAAAACGGTAAGCTGGGCATTTGGAAGTGGACTGAACCGAAAAAAGACACACACGATAACGAGTTAGATACACAACCCGTTCAATAGACCACTATTTCAGAAAAGGGGTGGTTTAATTGGAATTTTTGACTTTACTTGATAAACTAACGCCCGTCTTAATCGTGATTATTCCAAGTTATTTCTCGTTTAAAAGCACGCAAAACACGAAAGAAACTGAAAAACAAATCAATGTTCTATCAGATGAGATTGGGGAACTTAAAAAGTCAGTTGGTGAAGTAACGGAAATTGGACGAGAAAATCGGGATAATCTTTCACTTATCGGAAAAGGCTTGCAGCGGTTACAACGATTTCGATTGCAAGAAAACTTAAAAAAAGCAATACGGCGTGGGAAAACAAGCCAACATGAAATCGAAGAACTTTCAAGACTTTATGAAAGTTACGTTGAATTAGGCGGAAACGGTGCTATCAAAATACTGTTTGAGAAATTTCTCGAACTAGAAATCATAGAGGAAAAATAATGAACAAGATTAACTGGTCAGTACGACTAAAAAATAAAAACTTTTGGCTTGCTTTAGTTCCAGCGTTGGCACTACTTGCGCAAGCATTTGCAAATATCTTCAATCTTACTTTGGAATTTGGCGATACAGTCGATAAAATTTTAGTGTTTATCAATGTTTTGTTTGCGTTTCTTGTATTGATTGGCATTGTCAATGATCCGACAACCGCCGGACTTTCAGATAGTGAAAGAGCGTTGACTTATACAGAACCAAACGAAGACTAATCAACTTGAGAACCCGATTGGGTTCTCTTTCTTTTTGAGAAAGGAAAAGCTAAATGGCAATTAACATTGAAACAGCTATCGCATGGATGCGAGCAAGACAAGGACAAGTCTATTACAGTATGGAATACCGTGACGGTCCTGATAGCTATGACTGTTCAAGTTCAGTCT